CGTTGGGTTATCCTAACTTCGTCATGCAGGATGAGGAGCAGACTTTGGGACACAAGAAGCGCGGCTGGCGGGTGGTCTCGGAGGTGGTCAAGAATAACCTTGCCGGGGCATTGAGATACGCCAACGCCGAGGTACAAAAATGGCTGAACGAACACGGCAAATAAGTTGTATAATAATCTTATGAGCGATAAAGAGTTTTGGGAACTTATCAGACGTGCGCTTCTAATGGTCGTGAGAGCCATTGAGAAAAAGTATTCAATCGGAGGAAATGAATAATGGAAAACTGTGATTATTGCAAGGGATTTACAAATAACGATTCGCGTGGCAATTGCTCGGCGTGTGGCGCAGGTCGCAAAATTCGAGGCGAAGTTGATCGCGAACAGGCAAGTTTTGTTGCCATTAAGTTTGCAGATGCGCCGTTATCCACATCGGCACACTTCGAGCGTGATCTAACTATGCTTAGCGAAAGGATGTATGATGGTATGAGGGGTATTAGGAACGCTTTTGCAGTTCCGTTTTATGGGAGTGAATGATGGATCAATGGAAGCTTGATAACATAAAAAGCGATGCAGCCCGAATAAGAAAGATGCTTGAAGGAGCGCTATTCCTCGGAGAACCGATTGATTTTGAGAATCAGGATATGGTTTTAGCTGCAGGGTTTTACGCTGGCTTGTACGGTGAAAAAGATCGTCTCGTCAAAGAGTTTCCAGATATGTTTGGAATAATGCGGAACGAATAATGGATAAAAAAATTACAGTAAGTGTAAAAGTATCTCAGGAATTGCTAGACGGTTCTATTGGAATTAAAGAAATAATTGAAGCGGATTTAAGCAGACGGCTGCACAATTATTTATTGTCTGAAAATAAGAGAATAGAAAAGTTGATTTTAGAGGGCGACCCCAGCAAGGATAAGCCTGTTGGTGTAATAAAAAGGGCAGTAGAACACGGCGAAATAGTAACGCCTGATAAGTTTTTTATAGGGTAAATAATTTATGACTACAAAATGCGATCCTGTAACTCACGTACACGAATATGATTCAGTATCAGATTGGAGATATGGCGACACTTTGTTCATCAAAAAATTGCGAGAGGCTAATTTGTCTGATGAACAAATATTATTTGTAATCGATGCTATTGAAAGTACCTGTAATTTGTGTTGGGACGGCAATGGAACGGAATGTAATGACGATTAAATAACACCAACCAGCCCCAGCTTCGTGCCCGCGCATAAACCAGAACCGCAGAAATCCCGTTCTTAACAGAATGGGATTTTTTTGTTACCGGAGCATAAATGGAAATCAATGCCTATCAATTCAAAATAAAACTGGCAACGGGTGAGTACAAGGGTGCTCGCACTTGGGACTTGGTAAAGCGTATGCGCATGCCGGGCGAATACTCCGGCAAGAAATACAGCGTCTTGGGCGTCCCTTTTGGTGGAATATTCGAGGGGCGTGATGCGGACGGTGAGACCTTCTCAAACAAGACCGATTTATGGCTTCAGGATGGCAAATCCATCCCGGTCACTTACTACCATGGCTTCGGGGCGGATGAACCTTACACCATCCAGGATATTCCTGTCATCATAGGCATAGCCACCTTCCAGAAAATGGACGATGAAGGCTATTGGTTCGAGGTCACGTTGGACCAGAACGAGCCGCTTGCAGACAGGATCACCGCCACGCCACAAGAGAAGTTACGGGCGTCCTCCGGGGCAATTGGTCATCTGGTGCGCAAGACGCGTCAGGGAGTTATCAACGTATGGCCAATTGGCGAACTGGCACTATTCGACACAAACGATTGGAGACAGCCAGCGAATGAACTCGCTGTTGTTTTGGCAAAAGCTGATAGCACAGAGACACAGATACCTGCGGGTATAGAGGTCGAAGTGGAAGGCATCGCCGCAAAGTTAAATTCAACCCTATCAACTAATCCAACAGGAGAACTAAATATCATGGACGAAAACGAAGAGATCGCAGTCGAGACCCCTGAAGTCGTACAGGCTCCAGAGATCGACATCAAGGCTCTGGTAGCAGAGCAAGTAAAAGCCGAGTTGGAGGCAATGCGCCCCATGCCGGTCGGTCGATTGACACAGGCTCCAGCGGTCATCAAATCGCTTGGTGATCCTGATCCCAAGAAAGCATTTCTTGAGTACCTGCGCACTGGCGCTAAGATGAAGGGGCTGGTCTCCAGCAACCTGAAATCAAATGCCGCAGCCCTCCAGGAAGGAACCACAACCGAAGGCGGGTTCCTGGTTCCCAACCAGCTCATGCCGGGTATCGTTGAAAAACGCGACGAGACCAGCATCCTGCGCAAAGCCGGCGCAACCGTCAAGCAAACCTCGCGTGACGTGGCGGACTTCGTGTCTGAAAACGGCAGCATGGTCGAGTTCGTGATCACCGCTGAAGAAGGCTCTGTTGACGAAGACGAACCGACTTTCGCCAATCCCTCCGCAACCATCTATAACATGACCAAACTCGTCAAGGTTTCCACTCAATTGCTCGAGGACACCGACGAGGATCTGGAAGCCACCATCTATGGGATGTTCGGTCGGGCATGGGGTCTCACAGAAAATAAGTATTTCTGCGCAGGCACCGGCTCAGGTCAACCCCAGGGTATTGTCTATGGCGGCACAGCCGGATTGACACTCGACAGCGCTGCATACGTCCACGCCGCAGAAGTTCCTGAGCTGTACTACAAGCTCGGATCACAATACATGGACGGCGCAGGCTGGGTCATGAAAAACGCAACCCTCGGTCTCATTCAAGGGTTGGTTGGCGATAACTTCCAATTCGTGCCAACCCCCGCCGGATCAATGCAGCCGATGTTGTGGAGTAAGCCGGTCTGGGTCTCAGATGCCATGCCAGCCGCAACAGCCGGGCTGAAAGCAATTGCCTTCGGTAACTATGCCTATTATGGCTGGGCAGAGCGCAAGGTCATGTCCGTGCAACGCCTGAATGAATTGTACGCAGGCACCGGACAGGTCGGTTTCCTCGCCACCGTCCGCGCTGGTGGAGTTGTTCTCCAGGCCGAAGCGATTCAGTACGGGACTATGGCAGCGTCATAAGGTGATGCCATGAAAATCGAAAGACTAACCGACTATATCAAGCCCGTAAAAAGTGTGGCAGCCCTCGTGCCGTCCAGCACAGCCATCACCGCAACCGCGGTGGATGCGTCTGGCGGGTTCGACCGGGTTTGCCACATCATTCAGCTGGGAGCCTTCGGGGCAACCAGCACATTCGACGCCGAGGTGCTGGAAAGCGCCGAGACTGGTGGAACCTACACCAAGATCACCGGGGCAGATATGACCGCCCTTGTTTCAACTGGTGCTGGAAAGACCGTCATCATCGACGTGCCTGTCAATTCGGCAAAGCCGTTCCAGAAGTTGCGCGGCACAGCCGGAGTATCAACCGTTGGTCTGGCTGCCATAGCCCTGATGTACAACGGCTCACGCATCCTCCCAACCGACGACGCTTCAACCGTTGCGGAGAATGTTTTTGTAGCATAAATTAGCGTTTCTCACGCGCTAACTTATAAAACCCCGGAGGTGGCCCTCCCCCATCTCCGGGGCATAAGGAAAAAATAAAATGGCAACTGTAAAGATACTTGTACCCTTTATTGGAAACACAGCAGGAAAATCCATCGTTTACGAAGCCGGGCAGATCGTTGAAGTGTCCGACGGCGACGCAGATAACTTCGTGCGTGGTAAATATGCGCAGTACGTCAAGGCAGCCGCGCCGGAAGTGGACGCCGTGAAGATCACCAACAAGCCAAAGGCGCTGAATAGCAAGTCCATCAAAGGCAAATAATGACCCTACCAGAGAACGCCTATTGTACGCTGGCAGAGATAAGGCAACGCCTGTCATTGACGGCGGTTGATACTGCCGGCGATACGATGCTCAAGACGATCATCACATCCGTCTCAAGATGGATTGATGATTTCACCTGGCGCAGGTTTTACGCCGCCACAGAAACCCGCTACTATGAAGCCGATGAGAGCGACCAGATATTCATTGACGACATCCTCTCGGTATCAACCCTCAAGACAGACGACAATGCCGATAGAACCTATGAAACCACCTGGGCGACGACCGACTATGACCTGCTGCCTGTAAATGCCGCGCTGGATGGCGTTCCTTATACGATGATAAGCATCACTCCCAACGGCTCGTACGGCTTCCCCAAAGGTGTCTCAAAAGGTGTCCAGCTTGTCGGCTCATTCGGCTATTGTGCTACCACCTCATCCGGCAAAGCGACCATTATCAAAGAGGCCTGCCTGCTGCAATCAGAGCGTATTTACAAGCGCAAAGATTCGCCGATGGGCGTGGCGGGCGTGAGTGCGCTGGGTGTGCAAACCTTGAAAGTACCAGGGCTTGACCCTGACGTGCAGATGATGCTTGACCCGTTCAGGCGGTTGGTATGACCCTGCAAGCTGCCATAGCCGCGACACAGGTTATTGTGGCGGCTGTTACGGGTATCAAGCAAGCCCCCGCATACGCACCCGAACAGATCAGCGAGTTCCCAATTTCGATTGCTTATGCTGGGCAGGGCAGGGTGGAGTTTGGACCAGGCGGGGGCATGAAGGCATTACGTTCCATCGTGATCGAAATCCATGTCTCCCGGTTGGACCTTCCCCGTGATCTACAGCAGGTCATGGGCTATGCTGATAGTGTGCCGTCTGCATTGCTTGCAGACCCCACGTTGGGAGGAACGTGCAGCACATTCGAGAGCATTGATTATGACTTCGGCCCGCTTGGGTATGGTAGTATGGAGACCATCGGATTTAGATTCATCATCCAGAACGTAAAAATATTGAGTTGAGGAGGAGAGAGTTGAAACAAAAGGAGATCGAGCGCACGTTACAGACATTGCCGATAGCCGCCTGGAAATACCCGCGCGTGTTGTTGGGTATCCCCAAAGAGCGGACATTATCACATGCCGACAAGGTGTTTGCCCCATTCATGCAGATCGCCGCTCAAGGCGTGACAATCATGGAGCATCCTTACGGGCGCATTGATATAGTCCGCAACCACATGGCTATGACCTTGTTGGATAGCGAGTACACCCACCTGTTGATGCTGGACAGCGACCACATCCACCCGCCAGATATTGTGCAAAGATTGGCGCGCTGGGTTATGCTCAGGGATGATGTCCAGATCGTTGGCGGGCTGAATTTTCGAAGATCCGCACCACACGAACCCTGTGCTTTTTTCCTGGACGAAAACAACGGGGTATCTACTATTGGCAATTGGAGTGACGGAATTATCAAGGTGGACGCTTTGGGTACAGGTTCGATGCTTATCGCCCGTGAAGTTTTTGAGACCATGAAGCCGCCATGGTTTTTCAATATCTACGACGAGAATTATTGGTCGGATGTTTTCCCGGGTGAAGACATCGGCTTCGCTCTGGAGTGTAAGAAACACGGTATCAATCAATGGGTGGATACCACAACCACCAGCCCGCACGTGACTGACGGGATAATAACCGAGGCGTCATTCAGACGTTACCTTGCCACACATCCGGGCGCGTATAAGACGGTTGAGACCAACGAGATGGGCGTTGGGGAGGACGGCAAAGATGCGTAGCTTCTCCAATCTCCACGAGGGAGAGACTTGTATTATTGTAGGGAATGGACCTAGTCTTAAAGATGTTCCAGTATCTTTTTTGAAGAAGTTTAAGACTTTCGGAACCAACCGGATTTACCTGCTGGAGAATTTCACCCCGACTTATTACGCGGCGGTCAATCCATTGGTAGTCGATCAATGCCGGCATGAGATAAACGAGCTGCATTGTATCAAATTCATCACATCGACGATGGCGCAATTTATCTATGGAAGTTATTCGATCGTTTCCAGCGGGATGCAACGATTTTGTTACGAGCCGTTCCGCGAGCTTTACGAGGGTTTTACAGTAACTTTTGTTGCCATGCAGCTGGCTTATTTTATGGGCTTTTCAACCGTGCTGCTTGTGGGCGTGGATCATCGCTTTAAGTTTGACGGCGCGCCGAACATGCGCCAGTTCATGCAGTCTGATGACCCCAACCATTTCAGTCCTGAGTATTTCAAGGATAAATTTTGGCACACCCCCGACCTTGAACGGTCAAACGAAGCCTATCTTATGGCTGAGGATGCGTTTCGAGCGGACAGCAGGATCATAATCAACTTAACCACCAACAGTGGGACTTCGGTCTTCGAGCGGCAGGAGCTGAGATCATGGTTATAGACTATCTGGAAGCTGCTGAGGTTTACAAGCAATTGAGACACATGCCCGTTGCAAAAATGATTGAATCTACAATCCATCAGCGTATCTGGGGCAGGATCGCATCCGAACAGGACAACGCGGCTATCATGGCTTGTTTTGCAGCCATTGAAGGTGACCATCTTGAGATCGGCACGCTTCACGGTGGCACGGCTATTCTGGTTGCGCTGATAAAAAAAGAGCTTAAGCTGGACGGCAAGGTGGTTTGTATCGACCCGCTGGACGGTTATTATGCGGGTACAAAATTCCACAACGATACCGACCCAATAACCAGCGTGCCGATCTCTGCTGATGTCCTGTATGATAATATCAGTAGATTTGACCTGCTGGATAGGATCGAGATCGTTCAAAAGAAATCAGATCCATTCCCGCTCAAGGGCAGACGCTTCGCAAGCGCGTATATTGACGGGGATCACTGGGGCAACGTGCCAACAGTGGACTGGCAGAACGTCAACCGGATCACAGACCGCTATGTCGTTTTCGATAACTGCGACAAAGAACATCCCTCCGTGTTGGACGCGTGCTTAAGTGCAGCCTTCACCTCGGAATGGACAACAGCCTATAAGCAGGGTATCACCTGCGTATTCGAGAGGTTTTAATATGATTAAGGTATCAGCAATTGTAAGTGCCTATTTCGCAGCCGAATATCTGGCAGGCAGGCTGGACAATCTTTTCACGCAGGAGCCGAAGCCAGAGATCGTGGTCGTCTGCCAACGTGATTCAGCAGAGCATAAGATCATTCAGGACTACGCGCTGGACGTGGTGCTGGTTCTGACGGATGACATCCCCACGATTTACAAAGCATGGAACATGGGCATTGAGGCTTCGTCTGGTGAGTATTTAACAAATTCAAATTGCGACGATAGGTTATTCCCCGGCGCATTAGCAAAGATGGCAGCCATTCTGGACGGCAAGCCAAACTATGCGCTGGTTTATGGCAATCAGGACATCGTAGCAGAGATTGGAGGTGATCCTACTGGCAAGTTTGAATGGGCTGAGGGCGGGATTGAACAGCTGCTCAAGGGTTGCTTCTGCGGCCCAATGCCCATGTGGCGCAAGTCTCTACACGCCAAGTATGGGTATTTCGACCCTGAAATGCAGGTCGCTGGTGATTACGAGTTTTGGCTTCGTATCACAAAAGCAGGCGAAAGGTTGTATCATATAAAAGAGACCGTCGGAGCTTATCTGAATATCCGCACATCAGCCGAAAAACGGCAACGAAACTTGACCTCCTGGGAAACCGCACGGGCAAGGGCAAGATATAGAAAAGGAATTGGCATATGGCAATGAAATATATAATCAATTCGGGTTCGCTGCCAGGCTTACCGGCGCGTGACCTGACGGATGATGAGGTTCTAAAGTTCGGCAGGTTGTTCCTGCTGAGATCAGGTTTATACCAGGATGAAAAGGAAAAGCCTGTCAAGAAAGTAATCGAGAAAATCGAGAAGGAGATCAATTATGACACAAGGAATTAAAGTCTTGAGACGCATCCAGCTTGGCCGGGAAGCAACCGCCGGAACCGCGGTAGTTTCGACCACCATCTGGCGCGGCATGGGAACCATTGAAGACCAACGCGAGACCGTTTTCCCATCCGAGAACGTCGGTTATCTGTCCGGACTAAGCCGCACATATCAGCCCAAACTTGGCGCGGTAATATCAATGGATGCAATTGAAGCCACCTACGAACAGATATGCCATGTTCTCGAGGCTGGCGTAAAGCTGGTCCAAACGGGCGCGGCTGATGGTTCGGGCAGCGGCAAGATTTACACCTATACGCTGCCAGTGACCGCCGCCA